TAGATTTGAGTGGCAGAATGATGACCGTCAGCTTTTTCTGGTAATAAATCTTGGTCAATATACTCTGCAACCTCATCTGGGCAGCATTGCACCAATTCTTTCTGGTTCATTTTGCTCCTCCTCACATTTTTCTCTTATACTCCTCAAAACTGTCCGCAATTTTGATCACACTCACAATGTTGCCGTCTGATATCAACGGATCAATCAATACCTTGTCCTGTCCGTTGAGTGGGTAAAGGTACAAGCGACCTCTGCGCCACATGTATGCGTTTGAGGAGTGGCGACTTAGTTTTACGATACATTCGTCGGGCAAGCAGTCATCATTCAGATCTCTATATTGCTTTCCGCGTTTGCTCATCATTTCCGCTCCAATCTCAGATTTAACTCATAGATCCGATTAACTTTATCGACTATTTCATAGCGCGCTACTGTCAACTTTTGATGAAGCATGTCGATTTCTCGCTGCTGTCCGACAACCATTGCTGCCATACTCAATAATGACACCAAGCACAACGCTAATATCGCCAATAAAGCAGCTCTATTTTTCGTTTTTTGCATATCCTTCCCTCCGTGTAGCTATGATTTTTCAATAACGTGCCCGTCTGCTTTTTTTGTTCTTTTAAGGTGCGCCACTGCACTGCCGTTATGGTTAAACGCCTTGCACACCTCAGTTGCACTGTTAAAAATTTGAGAATGCCCATCTGGATAGGTCACCTTGTATTTTTGTCCAGGATGACCGACACCTTTTCTCTTTTTTGGCATCCCAATCGCGTCTAGATTGGTCGCCTTGCGACTGTAGGTCCTAACTAAATACCGTTGACCGCCAACGGATTCCACGACGGCCACACGACTATACGGACGGTATATCACTAACCTTCCGACGACAGTTTGCCCACCAATCACCGCAAACTCTCGTAGTTCTTGCGATCTGTACAATTCCCTTACTTACCCTGTTTTCAGCATTTACATTTCCCCTAGTTGATAAATTTTTTGTGATCATGTGCCAGCTCCTTTCTGTGGGCTTGCACCGTTACTTAGAACGGCAGATCATCGTCAGAGATGTCGATTGGTGATGCCCCTCGAGCAAAACTTGGCATCCCGCCGTTTTGATTATTGCTATAGCCATTGTTTTGATTGCTATACCCATTTTGATTTGGTGGCGTTGATGGACTACCATAATTCCCGTTACCAGCTGGCGCTTGCTGGCGCTGTTCAGACTGCGCTTTTGTTTCCAAAAATTGGAATTCCTCAACGACCACTTCGGTCACAAAAACTTTCTGTCCTTGTTGGTTATCGTAACTACGACTTTGCAGGCGTCCTTGAACACCTAGCAACGAGCCTTTACGTGTGTAATTAGCCAACGTTTCAGCCTGCTTACGCCACACGACACAGCTGATAAAGTCTGTTTGCTTTTGTCCATCGGCGCCGTTAAAGCTGCGCTCTACCGCCATAGTAAAGGCTGCTACAGCTGTTCCGTTGCCGGTATAACGTAAGTCAGGATCTTTGGTTAAACGTCCGACTAATACGACATTATTTATCATCAAAATTCCTCCTTGATTTCCTTAATCTGATCCATGCTGATCCCTGCAATTTTTAGGGTTCTCCGATAATCCAAGTCACGCTGATCAAAATTAGGGTTTAACATTGAGAAAGCGTGCTGGTATGCGTTACGCGCTTTTCGCCCTCAGGGGTTATACTTACCCCACGAGGTCGTTTAGTCGCCATCTGTTGCATCGATATCAACTCCTTGCTCTCTCATCAAACGTTTTAACCGCGCCTTTTCTTCAGGGTCAAGTTCCCGCGGTTTGTATTGATCCCAGTCACGGAGGGATTCACCTGCCTTTGTGGACTTATGCTTTTGCTGATTGCGATTTTGAAAGGCAACTTCCTCGGCCCGTACATCGTCCATGGTTTTAATATTGCCATTGGCCCACCGTCGCATAATGCCAGTAGCATAGCGATAACCCTTGCTATCTAGGGCAGACTTACGCATCGCCTCGCAGACTAGCTCAACACCGATATCATCAACCCATTTGCTTATGTCATCGCTAGCAATCGGCGTTAGTACGCCAAACAAGGATTGATACAGGTGATACGGATTATCAAGGCTCGACGAATACACACCACCCACAGCCGAATTTTTTTCATGCGGATCTGTTGGTTCTGGTGTTGGTTCTGGTGATGATGATGGTTCTGGTTCTGGTGATGGTTCTGGTTGCGATATCGTATTTTGTTTTTGAAATACCGTATCAATACCATATCCATACGCTATCGATACGGTATCTTTTTTAGGCTCTTTAGTTTTGATTGGATAGCCAAATTCAACACACTTCTTGATGACTTCTGATTCAAATTCAAGTGTCTTAATCTCCCGTAGTTCTTTATCGATTACGGCAGCCACCTTGGGAGATCGGGCTGAATTATATTTCAGCCAATTCACAATCATCAGCTCTTCCGTCTTTTCGTTAAAGACAATACGGCCTTCGCTGACTAAAAAGTCTAATTGTTTATTTATTTCCTCTGTCGTCATATCAAGCTCGAACTTCGCATACCTTCTATTAAATTCATAAACGCCACACTGCGTTGTATAATCATTTGATAAAAGATACAGGAAGAAAAGCTTCTGGTCTTTATTCCATTCTCCAACACGTTTATCTTTCCAAAATGTCGTGTGGAGCTGTCTATATATCGCCAAGGCATTTCCTCCATTCATAGAGGGAGACTAGCTCCCTCACGTTATTTTTCTTCCTTTGAAGGTGGATTGCTACTGTCGAATAAATCTGTTTGTGGTTCATCGCTAGATTCTTCTAATAAATTTTGATTCTCCTGATAGCTATCAGTAACATCAATCACCTCTTTGCTTTCTTGATCAAATGTTTTAATTGTTTCATCATTCGATACCGCTTCGGCAAATTCGATCGATTTAGGCGCATATTTCAAAAGAGATTTAATAACCGTTTTTTTCGCCATCTCATCAAAATTCGTTTTCCATGGTCCATTATTGAATGACTTACTAAACTTTTTAGCATGTAGCAATACCTTCTGTTTTGGCCAGTATTCGAAGCTATAACCGCCATTCTTCAGCCGGTAGACAGCATAGTATCCAACAGGGTCCCCCTCTGGTTCCATAGCAGGAACATGTTTCAAATCAGGGTTCAAGCCATATTCATATTTGAAATCATCGTTGCTATATACTTCTTTCGCGTAAATGACCTGATACTCTCCCGTTCGATACGCAAGATCCAGTAAGCCTTGATAACCTAATTGGAACTGTGTCTGATTGCCATAGGGGATCAAATATGCTTGTCCTAAAGGTGTGTTAGGTTCCAGCCCTAATTGAGAGGATTGCATCAGTGCCGCTAAGAAGGACTTCTGATCAGTCTGCAATAGCTTTGGCGTATTCCTAACTGCTGTTAACGCAATACGAGCGATTCTATCAGCATTCATATGCTTTGGTAGTGCTCGTTGGATTTCAGGCCCCATAAGTGTCAATGTATGATTGAGCTGTTGCTCCGGTGTCAGTTGCTTCTTGTTTGGTTTGGTAAGTTCGTTAATTGCTGATTGATTTGTTGCCATTTTTTTCTCCCTTCGGCGGATAATCCGCAAACATTAGATTTTGATCTCTTTCACACGTAGAACTGGCTTTTCAGTCGTAGAGTATAATTCAGGGTCACTCGCAACTTCAGGGTACTTCTGTTCTAATACTTTCCGCTGGAAAGTTGTCCGTGATTGCGGCTTATAGGTGTAGATAAAAGACGGCGCATAGCCAACACGAGCCTCTTTCTGCGCAAATAGCTGGATGACTTGGTTGTCCACCTCAGTGCACCGTTCCTTCAATTCTTTGATCTGGTCCTTGTAATCATTCTTAAGCTTAGCAAGATCATCGAATCTAGACGGCAATTCAATTTCGTTATCTCCTGGATCACTATATTGACTTCGAAGGAACTCACTCGTTGCATCACTCCCATCTATCTCTGGGGCAACACCTTTCACAACGTTCTCTTCCCAAAATTCAACTAACCTTTCCGTAATAGTGTCTATTAGCTCTTGATCGCGGTCGATTCGCTTCCATAAGAACCGCTGTCCCCCAATCAATACTGCAAAATAGGCATAATCTTTATTCAGCACATTCATGTAGTGCTGTACTTGACAAATATATTGGAGTGGGATTTCGTCACCTTCCCAGTCCTTAGCCAAAAATTGGTTAGCAGTCTTACATTCGAGAATTGCCTCTTCTCCGATGATGTCTCTATCAATATTTGCTCTCAAGAAAGGATGTAGCGGGTGCTCAAATACACGATTCCTCCGGCGCACTTTTTTTCCAGTAACTTCTGAAAAACGGTTTGCAACCAACGGCTCTAATGCTGTTCCCCAATAAGCCGCCTCGCCAGCGTTATCATCTAAAGTAATCTGCCCCGTTTTCTCTAGCCAAAGTTGATAAGCAGATTTCCATTTATTTAGCCCTAGAATTGTTGCAACATCCGAGCCGCCAATACCTTTTTGCCGGTCTAATAGCCACTCGTTGTGGCTCATGTCTAAAGTTGATTTACTCTTTGTCCTCATCGTCTTCCTCCTGCTCGTCTTCCCAAACTTGGCAAAGTGTGTTTGTAAATCCGTAATAGCTCTCATCAGCCATTGCACGATCATAATTAAAAGTAGCTGTGGTAAACATTGTTTCAGCCCTCATTTCGTGATAAAATTAAGCAAAGTTATTTTCTAAATTACTTTGATGAAGATCGCTACAGCTTTGGACGGCTAGCGGTCTTTTTTTCTTTGTACCCCAAGTACTTACCAAATTGCACTGAGGAGTATATGAGCAGGGAAAAGCCAACAAATAGCACAGTTATCACGATATTTACAAAGCCCATAAAAGCGAAGGCCACACAGCCGATGCAAACACCTGTTGCAAAAAGTATTCTCGTCATAGGATCGTTAGTCATCTCGCCACCTCTTTCATTTCGATCACGTTCTTATTCAACTTCTCCAATTCCTTTCGCTTTTGAGCCTCTTTGATGATCTTCTCAAAACTTCGTCCGCTATTTTCTTTTAAAAATCTCTCAGCTTCAAAAACACTCACGACTTTCTGAGAGCTAAATCTAATACTCTTGATTTCTCCAAGCTCTTCTAAGATGTAAATCTTATCCTTAGACGTTTTGTATTCAGCCGCTAGTTCCGGCAATGTATATACCATCGTCATACTCAATCATTCCTTTCTCTTGTTTCCGCCTCTATGATCAGTTCCCTGCTATCAAACCCATAGCGATCACAAACACTCGTGAAAACAGCAATTTCAGCAGATATCTCATCCTTCAATTCGATAAGCCAAAATTCTATATCCATTCGTTCTTGTTTTGTGATCTCATCGTTCGGAATAGTAAGCAAATCCCAAATCTCATATTTTTTCTCGATCTCGATTCGTTCCATCTCCTCCTTGTCTTGTCCCACCATTTTAGATAATGGATGGCCATCACGTCGTTTCCGATTCAACGGGCGAGGCGTGTGAAACAATTCGGCTGCTGCTTCAAAATCGGTGTCTGGATCTCGAAGATAATCGGCAATATCTACTACCCTTTCAATTCCCATCGAGCGTCGTCCGTTAAGCATATGACTCAATAATTGCGGCGATACATGAATATCTTGGGCCATTTCCTTTTGATTTATTGCTTGATTGTCAACTGAACGTCGGTAAATTGCCGATATCTTTTGTTCATGCACTGATAACACCATTAAATCAACTCCTTTTTGTATTTTTGACCGCATTTTCATCGCTGTTCAAGTGCCGTAAAATGTTAAGCATTGAAGGCCTCTTCCAAATCCAAGTCATCACGTTGGCTTTCAATTTCAAAGAGATTTTCCACGAAGCTTGCCGGTTTTGATCGCAGGTAAGCTTCCGTCAGGCGATCGCCCAAGCGGGCTAAGATAAATTTGATTTTTTCTTCATAACTCATAACGCTACCTCCTTTCAATGTTCTCTTTATGTTCGATATGCTAATTTGATAATATTGAAAGAAAAAAATAGGAGGATCCTAATGGATTTTTTTCAAATATTATCAGTAATCAGTTTTGGACTAAGCACCTATCTAACAGTTCAACAGATTTATGACAATCGGATAAGGATTGAAACTGATATAATTGCCCTGTTTAAAGCCCCAGATATGATTTATTTAAAGGTGTCGATCAATAATCTTTCTTCGAACCCTATTGCAATTACTGAAGCGACGCTTTCGAATAGGAACAATTCCGTATCTTCCAGGTCAACTCATTACAAGAAGACATTCGCATCAATCACAAGAAGAACAAACGGTGAAGTTCAAGGCACTGATAGCCTTGTTGCTGAGTCTGTGCCGATAAATATCTCAAGTAAATCAGCCGTAGCCTTTTATTTAGCGTTTCCTATTTGTTCAGATCAAATAGATAGTTTTTTTGTTGGAAATGCAACAATCGATTTGAAAGTTAACGGGAGATACTATCCGACTTCGTTTAATCCTATTTCAAAAAGTTTCCCGCCAGAGCAATTGCAGAAAGAATTAGGGCGACGATAGCCAGTACCAAATTTTTATCAGTTGTTCTTTTGTTTCTTTTGCTCATTCTGCTGCCTCCTCTTCGTCAGGTATTTCGTATTCAAGATAATTAATAGCGCTTTGTATAGCTTGGTAAGCTCCCTCGTCGTAGTCTGGGATATCCATCAAGTCGCTTTGGATATCTTCGAGTTGACTTAGGATTTTTTGGTAAGGATTTGTCATTTAGATACCCCTTCTCTACCATTGTCATATGGCAACGACTCTTGAAAAATAAAAAGCATTCCAAAATCATCTTCCGTTAGATTAAATGCTTTTAATAACTTAGGGATAATTTCACCACCCACGCCACGTTCGTCCTTTAAGATTCTATACACCGTTGATGGTGCAACACCCATAACTTTTGATAGAGATCTCTCGTCATATCCACGTTCCTTCATCAATTTTTCAAGGACAGTTTTTTTTAAGACTGTTTTCATTTTCATCACCTCCATTGCCTTATGACAATACTATAATACTAATTTTGTCATTTGGCAACACTTTTGTTGCAATTTGGCAATTTTTTTTTGATTTTGTTGCCAGATGGCTATATCATATATTCAAGAAAGGGGTTTTATTATGACTTTTGGAGAGAAACTCAAGCAACTTCGTGAATCCAAAAAGCTTGGTGTGAACCAACTCGCATTGAAGTCAGGAGTAAGTGCTTCTCAAATATCCCGCTTCGAAAAGGGCGAGCGTAAAGAACCTACCCTTGAAACAGTGGAGAAGTTAGCTGTGGCATTGGGCGTATCAATTTCATACTTTTCCAGTGAAGAAAATAAAGATGCTGATAAACGTCATTACTACGACCTTACGGAAAAAGATGAACGTGATATTGCGAAAGACCTTGAAAGAATGATTGCTGATCTTTCTGATGGTGGTGCTCTTGCATTTTCAAAAGATGAATCTGAAATCGATCAAGAAACTAGAGACTTGCTCATTGCCTCTCTAGAAAATTCTTTGAGAATCGCAAAAATAGAGGCTAAGAAAAAGTTTACGCCTAAGAAATACCGTAAATAAGGGTGTGATCTCATGGAGCTGCCGAGTATTGATAAGAAGATCAATGAACTAGTTAAGACATATCAAACCAGGGATCCGTACCGCCTAGCAGCATTTTTAGGAATTGAAGTGATTGAAGAGGAACTTGGGGAGATATTTGGTTACTATAATCGGGCAAGACGGATTCAATTTATTCATATTAATAGCAAATGTGATGATAATCAGAAAAGAATCACTTGTGCTCATGAATTAGGTCATTGTATTCTTCACAAAAATGAGAACACACCATTTCTATCAAAAGTTACGATTGTTTCAGAAATGAAAATTGAAAAGGAAGCTAATTATTTTGCGACAAACTTATTGGTCGATCCCTACGCTGAAGGTGTTGAGTATCTTAATAACTATCAAAAATTAGAGTACTACGGCCTATCTGAAGAGTTCGAACGATATTTTTAACTTCACTACATTCTATAAGATGAGGAGCGACAGTTGTGGAACTTGAAAAATTTAAAGAGGATCTAAAAAATCTAGGAAAAAGAGTTAGTACACTTAAAGATAATATTGGTACAGAAGAAGCTACAAAAACATCATTAATTATGCCGTTTTTTAGTACGCTAGGATATGATATTTTCAATCCCATTGAATTTGTACCTGAATTTACTGCTGATGTTGGTATAAAAAAAGGAGAAAAAGTTGACTATGCTATTGTAATAGATTCCGTTCCTACCATTTTGATTGAAGCAAAATCAATTAATGAACAATTAACCAAACATGATTCACAGCTATTCAGGTATTTTGGAACTACTGAATCTAAATTCGGAATTCTATCCAACGGACAGGAATACAAATTTTTCACCGATTTAGATGAACCAAATAAAATGGACTTAACACCATTTCTAACTGTTGACATTACAAGGATTAAAGATAGTCAGATTCCTGAACTTGCTAAGTTCCACAAAGATAATTTTGACATAGATAAAATTACAAGTTCTGCTGCTGAGCTTAAATATCTTAATTCCCTTAAAAGTTTTCTTTCAAGCGAGTTAGATAACCCCTCTGAAGAATGGACAAAGTTCTTAGTTTCGGAAATCTATGAAGGTGTAAAAACTAAGCAGGTTATTGATAAATTTATTCCTATTGTTAAAAAGGGATTTAACCAGTTCATTTCCGAAAAAGTTAATGACAAATTGAGTGCGGCCTTGAAGTCTTCAGTATCAGTTGATGATAACCCTACTTTAGAAACCCCTACATTATCTGAGGTGGAAATCAATGAAATTGTAACAACACCTGAAGAACTAGAAGCATATACTATTACGAAGGTGGTACTAAAAGACACCATTCCGTTGGATCGCCTATACTACCGTGATAATCGGAGCTACTTCAACATTCTACTTGACGATAACATCCGAAAATGGGTTATGAGAGTTCGGTTTTCATCAAATGGTATGCGAATTGAGCTTAACAATGATAACAAAACTACCTATGATCTTTCTAATCCTATGGATATTTATGATCATGCAAAAGAAATTATTGATGTTGTAGCTAAATTTAAATAGAAACGCAAAATGATGCTCAAATAATAAAAAATCTGGCGACAGTCTACCTGCCAGTAAGTGGGAGCAAAAAAGAAAAAATGCAGGAGGTTTTTTGGTATGGCAAAGAAAAAAGTAACTGGGGAAGATGGAAAAACTTATGTAATGAAGGAAAAGAAACCATTTTATAAGAAAATTTGGTTCTGGATTTTGGTAGTGATCGTCGTTATTGGAATTGGCGGTTCTCTAGGTGGCGGAGATGAAGAAAAAGCTGCGGACGGAACCAAAGAAAGCAGTGCTGTTAATGCGGATGCACAAGCTTCCAGCGAGCCTGCCAAAGAAAGCGAAGCTCCAGCAGAACAAACTTATAAAATTGGCGATACCGTTCCAGTCGGAACTGTTAACTATGTAATCAATAGCAAAGAAGTAAAAGATACAGTTGGTGGAGAATATACTGCTAAAAATGCAAATAGTAAATATTTGGTACTTGACGTTACTATTACTAACAACGGCGACAAAGCAATCACAATCGCGGACGATTTCTTTAAATTGTATAAAGGCGAAACAGAGTTTAAATCTGATTCATCCGCTTCAATTGCCGCAAACCAAGAAAGCGGTAGTACAGGGTTAGATTTCTTCTATCAAGAATTGAATCCAGAAAGCAGTTTAACAGGTAAAGTC